CAGAATACGACACTCTTATGAAAACAGTAAACTTGCCTTCTTTAGGAGATACGGAGGATGACCAAACATTGGTGCAGAAGTTGACTGACGCTAAAAAGATACAGTTTGATGATGACACAGCAAAGAAGGCTAATGAGTTTTCTGCAAAAAGAGACGCAGCTTTAAAACAAGCTAAAGAAGACATGAATGCACCTGTTGTGTTTAAAGAAAATACATTTGTTGATGACTTCTTAGAAGGACCTCAACCAAGTCCAGAAGCTCAAGCAGCTAGAGAACGAGAAAAAGAACTTCTTGCAAGCATAAGCCCAGATAGCGTTGGAGGAAGCGGAGGTTTAAGCACTAAAGAAATACGAGAGCTTGATGCTAAAAGAGCATCCGATGCGTATAATGAAAGTCTACGAGTAGAACGAGACAAAGAATTAGCTAAAGACATGAATCCTATTAGAGCCGCTGAGCGTATGAGGTCTGAACTACCCGGTTCAGATACAAGTCAAATGAGTAACTCTGAAAGAGAAGAAGCACAACGAAGGCGAGAAGACGCTGAGAGACGTGCTGCTTCATTTGATACTTTTAGACAAGAAGAGACTGAAAGACGAGCAGAAGATTCAGCAGGTGTAAACAGAGGAGACTTTGGGGGCACATCAACAGCTACTGAAGGCTGTGTTATAGCCACACACGGCTTATCTACAGGAGGCTTCAGTAGGCTAGAGAAAGCTAAAGCAGAGATATGGTGTGCAAAGACATATCACGGCAAATGGTATGGTGAAGCATTCAGAAGAGGATACAGAGCTGCAGGACAGCGTTGTATAGACTCAGGTAAAGCACGAGAGCATTACCAAGAGTTCAAAGACTTTGTTGCTTATGGCAGAGGAGTCAAGAAGGGATTTGGATTGGCTATTACTTATTATCTAAGGACAGTCCAATTTTTTATCACTGGTTTGTTTATCAGTGAGTAGTAAATTTAGTATAGGAGATTATAATGAGTGAAGCGATTGCCGCTGTAAAGCAAGACGTTAAGTCTGTATCTATGAAGTATAAAAAAGACAGAACTGATGAACAGGAAGAGCTAAAGCGTTTAGAAGAGGAACGTGCTAGTGTGGTTCAGGAACAAAAGGATGCAGAGGCTGACAAAGCCCAAACTGAATCTCTTGACCCTGAAGAGAAGACGTTTAAAAAACGTTATGGAGATTTACGACGACATACTCAACAAAAAGAGCAAGACTTAAAAGATAAAATTAGACAGCTAGAGGGTCAAGTATCCACTGCTACTAAAGAAGCTATAAAGTTGCCAAAGAGTGACGATGAGATTGCCGCGTGGACAAAAGAGTATCCTGATGTTGCTAAGGTTATTGAAACCATTGCTACTAAGAAAGCTTTGGAGTTAGATAAAACTATGGAGGATAGACTTAAAGCTATTGCGGAGGCAGAAGAAGAAGCTAAAATAAAAACTGCTGAAGCAAAACTTATTCAGCTACATCCTGACTTTGAGGACATTAGAAAGTCTGAAGATTTTCATGCTTGGGTTCATGTACAACCAACATGGATAAAAGATTCATTGTATGAAAATGCAACCGATGCACAGGCTGCGTCAAGAGCAATAGACTTATACAAGTTAGATACTAAAATATCTGATAAAAAGAAGGAATCATCTGATAAAAGTGCAGCTACTTTAGTATCAGCCAAAGGCACATCAAATGTAGCTAAAACAAAAAGCTCTCAATCTAATCAGTGGCGAGAATCTCAGGTTGCTAAGATGAAAGGCGATGAATATGAGAAACATGCTGCTGCTATAGATGAAGCTATACAATCTGGCAATTTTATTTATGATTTGCAAAGATAAAAATTTATTTACTTTTATTTTATTTTGTGGTAAAATATAGTAATTAATAGCGACCCCGTAAGGTTACTCGCTCCAATAGTGCTGTATAGACGATACACTATAAACCCTAAACTTTGAATACAGCAAAGTTATAGATTTTCCACCGATTCAAACTACCCAGAGCGTAAGCCCCGTCAGGACACCTTATCAACTGGTCTTGTATAGTACGAAAATCTACAATCTTTAAATCACATTAACGAGGTAAAACAATGGCATTTAAAACCGCCGCTGGACACAGTAGTTTACCAAACGGCAATTTTAGCCCGATAATCTACTCTCAAAAAGTTCAGCAAGCTTTTCGCAAGACCTCGGTTGTAGAGTCAATAACTAATTCTGACTACTTCGGCGAGATTGCGAACTATGGTGACACGGTTAAAATTATTAAGGAACCGGAAATCACCGTTAAGGAGTATGCACGAGGCACTCAGATTACTCCACAAGACTTGGATGACGAGGACTTCAGTCTTGTCGTTGATAAAGCAAACTATTTTGCTTTTAAGGTAGACGACATCGAAGAGGCTCACAGCCATGTCAATTTCGAATCCTTAGCATCTGACAGAGCAGGCTATAAGCTTAGAGACCAACACGACCAAGAAGTTCTTGGTTATCTATCTGGTTTCAAGCAAGGCACTCTCAGCGCTGTAGCAGGCACAGCTAACGACACCGTAAGTGGGTCAAAGGCTGTATCAACTGCAGGTTCTGATGAACTGCTTACATCTATGAAGCTACGTAAGGATAGCTTTGGTAACATCACTACTTCAAGTGCTGGCGACCATTCTATTCCACTAGCACCACGTATGCCGGGCGCAACTGCTCAAGCTACAGCTACTGCTACACCATTGCAAGTTATTGCAAGAATGGGCAGACTGCTTGACACACAGTTCGTGGATACAGATGGCAGATGGTTAGTTCTACATCCAACATTTGTTGAAGTTCTCAAGGACGAAGATTCACGTCTTCTCAATGCAGACTTCGGCGAATCAGGTGGACTGAGAGCTGGCTTAGCTATCGGTAAACTTCATGGTTTTGATATCTACATGTCCAACAACCTACCTGCTGTAGGAACTGGGCCGGGGACATCAGGGTCAGCAAACCAAAACTCAAACTTTGGCGTAATCGTAGCAGGACACTCTTCTGCTATTGCTACTGCTGCACAAATCACAAAGACTGAGTCTTACAGAGACCCAGACTCCTTTGCTGATATTGTCAGAGGTATGCACCTTTACGGTCGAAAAATTCTTCGACCTGAAGCGATTGTTACCGCTAAATACAACGTAGCGTAAGGAGGGATTGACAAATGGCAACTTTTGACATGACAGCATCTGCAACCGCAGGTGTAAATTCAGACTCTATCGCTGTATTACAAGCTAACCGAAATGGCACCGGAATGCGAATGGTTGAAGCTATCTTAGATATTTCTAAGATTACTGACTACTCATGCACAAACGGAGACATATTTCAACTTCTTGAAATACCGGCAGGCGTGTTGGTTCTTTTTGCAGGAGCAGAAGTTCTAACTGCTTTCGATGGTTCTTCACCAACTGTGGATATTGACTTTGCCGCAGGTGACGACATCATTGATGGTGGTGACGTTTCTTCAGCCGGGTTCCTTGCAGAAGGGTCAAACGGACAAGCTAACGATGTTACTACAGGCGCTGCATCATTATTCACACAATTTCAGTCTTCTACTGATACTATTGATGTGAAATTGATTGCTTCATCTGCAGACGTTACTGTTGGTAAACTACGAGTGTACGCTTGTGTTATTGACTGTAATGGAGAGCATAAGCAGTTAGCTGACGAAGTCGATAGAGACCAATTAGCATAACTTAACCGGGGGCGGGCAACTGCCCCCAACTTAACGGACGTAGTATGGCAACTTTTTTAAGTTTAACAAATAGTGTTTTAGCGAGGATGAATGAAGTCCAGCTTACGTCATCTAATTTTACCACAGCACGTGGTATTCAAATACAGGCACAAAACGCCGTAAACGAAGCAATTCGTTATATTAACCAAAGAGAATTTAATTATCCTTTCAATCATTCTACGCAGACAGAAACATTAGTTCCCGGCACAGTTAGATATTCTTTGCCTACTGATGCCAAACTTGCAGACTATAATACATTTAGAATTGTAAAGGATTCTACACTAGCATCTTCTGGTAACAACTTAAGTATTATGCAGTACAATGAGTACATAGACAAACACGTAGACCAAGAAGATGAGATAGACACAACAACCTTAGATGGCACATTGTCATCATCAGCAACAACCGTGACAGTAGCTAGCACATCTGGCTTTGATTCTTCCGGTACAATATTTATAGAGAACGAACAAATAACGTATACAGGTACTTCTAGTACTACATTTACTGGTGCTACCAGAGGAGCAAATGGTACAACAGCAGCAGCTCATGCCAGTGCAGTGCAGGTTGCCCAGTTTACCGCAGGTGGTGTGCCCACACACGTTGTGAGAACATTAGACAATAATTATTTATTATATCCGTACCCTAATAAAACGTATGCACTTAAGTTTGATTACTTCACTTTTGCATCAGACTTATCCGCACATGGTGATACCCCAACAATACCGGATAGATTTTCTCCTGTTATAACAGATGGAGCAACAGCGTTTGCATATCAATATCGAGGGGAAACACAACAATATCAGCTTAGCTTTGCAAGATTCGAACAAGGTATAAAGAATATGCAAAGTTTATTAATTAACAAGTATGAGTACGTTAGGTCAACAGTAGTGTTGAATCCTTCTGTAACATCAAATTATTTTACTATGGAATCCGTTAGGTAATGCCTGATTTATCGCAAACATCTCCTGCAGCGTTTAACTGCGAAGGTGGGCTAGTTTTAAACCGTTCTACGTTTATGATGCAG